GTAATTATGAATCCGAAAAATGGAGACATTCTGAACGCGCTCAAGTTAGATTCTCGAGAGGAAGATGAGGTTGCGAAAATTAAGGAATTAATTTTACAGTATAATTGTCAGCAGGTTGTATGCGACATTGGATATGGAGCGCGACAAGTTCGAGAATTACAGGAAGAGTTTGGAGAGAGAGTGAAATCTTGCTACTACTCATCTCGACCTTTGACACCTTACGAATACAAACGACGAGACAATAATCGAAATGTCATTTACATGATTGTCGTTGATAGAACTACATACGTTGAGATGGCTATCGAGGCAGTCAAAGAACAGGCTCACAAGATTCCGTGGAAGACTGATGAACTAGAATGGATGATAAATGAGTGGACTACTTTGAACTCAAGCGCGGAAATAGATGAGGCCAATACAAAACCAATCAGAGGACAGCGATTGACCAAGTACGGACGTGATGGAGATGACCACGCATTTCACGCTCTCATCTATGCAAGATTGGCCGCTGATTTAGAAGAAGACGGCGATGGATTTGAGATTCGCACGTTTGGCGCTTGAAGCATATCGCTCATAAACCGTTAACGTGAGGGGTTTGAACATGGTAAGGCGAGAACGTAGTTTCAATGACCTACTGATGACATTCGTTGCAGTTCCTTTGGTTGTATCTTGGTTGGTGTTCGCTTGTTATGTTATTTACAAAGGTTTGAACGACGAAACAGGATTCATTCAACAGAACTTAGACTTCTATGTTGCACTAATAGCAATCATAGGCGGACCTGCTCTTTTGTTCATTAACTCGATACTAGAAGCATGGAAATCAGAACAGAGCGCTCAAATGAACGCACTTCCAATGCGTCTTGAGTTAGACATTGAGCAAGCAAAAGCAAATACAGCATGGGCATTAGAGGCTCAAAAGATGAGACAATTACATGAAGAGATGTTAGCGGCTAAGGAACAAGACTTCCTTCATGCACAGGGACAAACTACTACTCCCCCTAAGAGAGTGGCAAAAAAATAAGGTGAATAAAAATGGATATATTAGGCGTTGAATTACAATATTGGATAGTGGCTGTAGCGGCAATAGGAGCATTGGTGGTTTGGGGCTTGAAGAAGTATCAGATTATCATGGCAGATGGAAAAATTACTCTTGATGAAGTGATTGACACTTTGACAGAGGGAGAAAAACTTGCTGACGATGTTGTCGATGCAGTTGAAGATTTAGAAGAAAAAATCGAAGAGGCAAAAGCAGAAGCAAAAGAAGCAGAGGCGAAAGCCGATGAGTGATACTGACGAAATCTCCGAGATAAAGGCAGACATCCAACGAATAAAAGATAATCACCTTTTTCACATTGAAAAAGATATGAACGCAGTAAAGATTGAAGTTGCTGTAATCAGTGAGCGGTTGAAAGCAGTCGAGACATTCCAAGACGACATTAAAGATTTCATCAAAGTTTACGCTCAAAGAACTATGGCGCTTATGGTCGCCGCTTCCGGAGCGTCGGTTGGCGTCATCGGAATGATGTAGTTCCAACAGACTCAATAACCAAGAGCGGTTCTCAATGAACTGATGGCAGATAGGCAACGACCTTTGATAGACCGTTTACTTCGTCGTCGGGCTGACCCTGCTGATGTTCAAAAACTGAACAACATGATGAATCAATCTTTAGATTGGGACGGAAAAGATTTGGCTTCACTTTCAAAAATACAAATGGCAACAAGTTCGGGTTATCAGAAAAAGAGCGGTGCAAATACACCTGTCTCCTACGACCTATTGAGGCAAATAGCCAACAAGTCAGAAGTTGTGAACGCAATTTTGAGACGAGCAGTTGACGACACTTTGGCAAATGGATATGAGTTTATTTTGGATGACGGAAAAGAATCCGGTTCAGAAGAACAGTTAAACAAACTTCGAACATTTTTCAAGCGACCAAATCCGGATGATATGGGAGATGAATGGTTAGAGACAATGTTGTTCGATTTGATTCTGTTCGGAGATGCGTATCTCGAACTTGATGGTTCAGAAGATAAATCATCCGGGGAGAAACAGGAAGATTGGAATTATGGTGGAGACTTAATTGCGATTTGGCCTATCGAAGCCGAGACAATGAAGATTATTCCCGCTAAACAATTACCCGCTCCGCCTAACATGGCTTATGTTCAATCAATTAACAAAACGACAAGGCGCTTTTCGTCCGACAAAGTTTTGCATATTGCTAAGTTCAAGCAAGGCCGTGGCTACGGTTCATCTCCGCTTATTCCTTTACTCGAAGTTATCACAGGACAATTAAACTTGAGCAATTATCTAAACGCTCTTTACACCGGAACTTTACCGAAGACTATTCTAAATGTTGGAGATATTTCCAACGCCGAGATGAAAGCGATGCTCGGACTTATCGAGCAACAATTGTCAGCCGGTCAATCTCCGTTTGGTTTGATTGCTATCAATGGCGGTTCGGGTTTCAATATGCACAGGCTTATTGATTCTACTCGTGAAGGAGCGCAATTGGATTTACTCTATTATTATCGTGAAGAGATTTGCGCTGTATTCGGAATCCCGCCGATGAAACTTGGTTGGGTTCAGACAGGTAAGTTGGCAAATCCCGAACAACAATTAGACGCATGGTACGATGTTGTCGAATCATATCATAATCGAGTTTCGTCCGTAATCAACAATAACATTCTCCCGTTGTTAGAAATAACAGATTGGAAGTTCAAGTTTATTTCAATCAGACCAAAACAAGATGGATTGAGAGCAGAGACGTTCCAAAAGAATGCGTCAGCGATTTCCGCTTTGAGACAAGAAGCAACAATCTCAATCAACGAAGCAAGAAACATTCTCGGGCTTGAGAGAATAGAAATCAGAGAAGCAGATAATCCATTCTTCGTTTCTCCAAAATTACAAATCAATCAACCGGACGCTTTCGATAATGAACCTAGTGCAGAAACTACACCCGAAGAATCCGAAAACTTGCCCGAGGAAGCGTCGTTGAGATTACTCGACCTATTTCCCTCAATAGGCATCCCGGAAGACTACGGACAAGGCGCGGGAGATTCACCTCAATTCGAACTTGGCGAATCTGTTGATTCTGAATTATACGAAAAAATCGCGAGCAAGAAAATTGACGAACAAGATGCGTTCGAAGAAATAGAACAAGTTCGAGGCGCTTCTCTCGAATCAATGTTTGAAGAAAATCAAAAGGACTTTTCTGATAGATTCATGAAAGCACTAGATGACAGATTTAGAAATGATGAAGTCATGGTTGGTAAAGATATAGGCGCAGGCGATTTGAGATGGACGGTTCAGTTCATGGATAAAGAGTTAGAAGAATTACTCAACCAACAGACAATCGTTGCCGGTGTGGAAATGATGGGCGGTTATAGTGAAACTCTTGCCGTCGTCGGAGCAGGTGTTCCCGGTGCAGTTGGTATCGCAGTAAGCCAAGCAGATGAAGCGGCCATGTCATATTGGATGAGAAGATGGACTTTGCCTGCTTTACAGAATACACTCAACGGATTCAGAGAAAAGATTCTTGACACGTTTGACAGAATGAATACGAATGGTAAAAATTGGGCGTGGGCAAGTTCGGAAATGCGACGCATGATTGACCCGACAGGAAATAAATATCCAAAAGGATTCTATCAGAGAATCGCTAGAACCGAAACTCGTCGGGTTGTCGAATCAGCACACATCTCCGGATTATCAAAAGCGGGAATCCAATTCGTCGAAAGATTAGTGGTTGAAGATGCGACTACCGACAAAGATTTGTGTTCACCTTTTGATGGGACAATATATCGAGTTGACCAAGCGACAGGAATATTGCCTGCTCATCCAAATTGCAGATGTACATTAGTTGGTTATATTGGAACGCCGGATGATGTAAATACCGACCCATTGAAACCAATTATTCCTCAACCCAAAGCCAAACGCGCACTTACGGTCGCTGACAGAACTCCACCTCAAGGAGTTCGAAACGCCTGTAAAACGGGAATCAAACTTCACGAAGATGGTTTGAGTGGTTCGGGATTAGAAGGCGCAACCGTTCGAGAAGCAAACGCTATGATTAGAGGTCAGCCGATTACTGTAGCAAAAGCAAAAAAGATGATTAGATGGTGGGGAAGAAATGCAAGATTCCTCGATGAGCCAAAAGATTCACCGGCGTGGGTGGCCGCATTATTGTGGGGTGGACGAGCCGGACTTTCTTGGTCAAGGAAATTATCAAGAGCGTTAGAGGCGGAAGAGTAATGGCAGTTTCAGCGGCAGTAAAAGCAGGGCTTAAGGAAAAAGTAGAGAATCATAATGCAGACGTAGGCAACGTCGCGAGCAAGAGAACTAATCTCCGAACATTAACCGTAGTTTTTGAACGCGGCGTTGGGGCATACAACACGAATCCGGGTTCAGTAAGGCCGTCGGTATCTTCACCGGAACAATGGGCGTATGCTAGAGTTAATTCATTTCTTTATTGTTTGAGAAACGGTAGATTCAGAAGCGGTAAACACGACACCGACTTATTACCCAAAGGACACCCTCAATCAACGAAGTGAAAATATGTTCAAAGCAAGCGCCACAGGATTGAACTTTAGTAAGTTGAGCAAGTTCGCAGGCGATTCCAATAAAAAAGTCAATAGAAATGTTTCAAGAGCAGTACAGAAAATCGCATTCAATATTCTAAGAGATGCGAAAAGAAACGCACCTATCAGAACAGGAGCGCTTAGAGCAAGTGGTCGAGTTTTAGAAATCAATAAAATGAAGCAAGAAATCGAGTTTGGTGGTAGTGGGACAGGAGTAAACTACGCGGCGGCAATCGAATACGGGACGGGTCGAATAAGTCCCAAACCATTTCTCCGTCCGGCTGTCAAACAAAATCAAGCCGAAGCGAACCGATTACTAATTAAGGCAGTACAAGACGGAACAAAGTGATGGACTATCGAGACAGGGAATACAAGAAGAAACCCGGTCGTTGTAGAATATGCGAGAAGAAATGGAAGACACCAAAGAAATCCGGTATTGTTCTGATAACGTGTGATGAATGCCGAGCGAAGATGTTGGGCAACAGTAAGAAACCCCGACGAAGGCGTAAGAAGTAATGCCGAGGAACTTTCGTAAACTGAATATCCGAAGATATATTGGAACTGTTCCCAATCTCGACTACGCATTTGCCAACTTTACAAATATGACCCCAAGCGAATTATTAGATAATTACAAGAAATACGCAGACGGTGAATCGGTTGGTGGAACAGGAACGACACGAACACCATTGGGAATTGATGTGCATATAGCGTCAAGCGCACCTCGATTATTGGGAGCATTTCCCGGCGGTGGAATGAACACGACAGGATATGCGGCATCGAGAATTGGTACTACTCAACAAGTTCCATTACAAACACCACAATTGACAGTCGTCGGAACAATTCTTGCGACACCGACGAATCTTACTTTCTCGCCATGGGGCGGAACAGGAAGTTTGGATAATGCAGTAAATGGAAAAGCCACGCGATTGCTAAGGCCGATGTTTGTAAAAGTGGTCTGACGTATTCATAGAGGTCGCCGCGTCAGTCGTTCTCTATACTGCCCTCATACTTTCTAGTTATAAACCTTTTTATTGAGAGATTGTGAAATTGATGAGTAGCGGAAATGGATTGTTATACAATCGGTTAGTCAGTCGGGTACGAGCCGAGGACAATTTGATTATTTCACGCCTTTCAGCATATTGTGAAATCCCCACCGTTTCGGGTACGAGCCGAGGGTTTGGGGGCGTCCAAGTTTCCGCTACTCAAGGTAGCATGAGAGGCAACCTCTCACAAATTGAACGGGTCGTTGTTTAGTTATAAACCTTTTCATTAAGAGATTGTAAAATTGATAAATAGAAACATTTATATGAAGAAGGCTGTAGGAACAAACATGATAACCGAGAGCGAAACTTGTAGCAATTGCCACAAACCCACGACTAACGAGATGATAATCAACACCATTTCATTTACAATGTGTAAAACTTGTGAAGAAAAAATAAATGCGTCATTTTCAGCAAGAAAAGAAGAAGAAGAAGAATACGCCACAGCATAGGTTCAACAGGTCATTCTTTCTATTGAGATATAGTGATATTGATACATCAAAACCTTTATAGGTGGAAACCTATAGGACTGTACATGGAGAACACGACCTGCTACTGTTGCGACCACATATCTACGAGTGAAATTGGAATCAGAGGGGTAATGCAACCAATCTGTCAAGAATGTGAACAAGAAATCATGTGGCATCTTGTTGCTATGGATTCAGATTACTGTTAAGTAGGTGGGTCTTTACCGATTAGCATGGCTAAATCAGTCAAAGAGTATCACGTCAAACCATGTGATGTTTCGGTTATTAGGCCATTTATTGAAAAGTGGCATTATTCTAAATCAATAAACGGGGTTCGTTCCTCGTATTGTTTTGCTATGTGGGAAGGAGACGAATCACATTCGAGAGTTCTAGTCGGCGCTATGCTTTACGGAATGCCGGGCATGGCGAACGCTTGGAAGCCTTATGGTGAAAAAGAATCTGATGTTTTAGAACTACGCCGTCTCTGTTGCATTGACGATACGCCTCAAAATGCTGAATCATATTTTATTGGTAAGACTCTGAAATGGTTAAAAAATAATACGCTTGTCAAAAATATAGTCTCATATTCTGATATGAATCACGGTCATGAAGGAACGATATACAAAGCGTCGAACTTTCGACATGATGGTATTACCTCTCCGGGACGAGTAATTATCAGATTGTCAGATGGGAAACAATATCACGACAAAACAATCCGAACAATGTACAATGGAAAATTAAAACCATTCGCTCAAAAAATCAAGGAACAATTAGAAAACGGGGAAGCCGAATATAGAAATACAGTCGGGAAGAATATATTCGTATATGAACTCAAAAGAAAAAAACATCACAACGTCATTCCGGTTTCTCCAAATGTTGAATCGTTAAGTTTCGAAGAATGGTTTAATTGATAATCAAATCAGTGATAAACCACGGACAGTCCCGTTAAGGTCGTATGGAACTAAGCGGAGCAATCAATATCAAAGACCAAGACAAGTTCGATTCTCTCGACCTACCGTCTCAAGATGTTCAGATTGAGTATAGAATAATCACACCTTTCGTCGTTAAGGCTTACGAAGATGACGAG